AGTACAAATGGTACAGACAGCCTAGCAGGTAATCACCCTAACTTTGCATTTGGAACAATACGTCATGCACTTCAATACATTGAAGAAAGCACAGCAGGACCACATCAATTACATATTTTACCAGGCACATACATAGAACAATTTCCTTTAGAAATACCAGCAAACGTAACAGTAAAAGGTGCAGGTATTCGTTCAGTAATAATTAAACCAAATGTTCCAGGAAGGTATCAGGATGCATTTTTAATGAATGATGGTACTTCTGTTACTGATTTAACAGTTAAAAATTTTCATTACAGTTCTAGTCTAGACAGAGGTTATGGTTTTAGATTTGCTCCTAATGCCGGTATAGTCACCAAGTCACCGTATATACAAAATGTTTCGGTTGTTACTCAAGGAGACAACCGTACAGCAACGGATCCAAGAGGATTTGATTCAGGTGACGCAGGTAGAGGTGCTTTAGTAGATGGCAATGTTTTAGATACTGCATCACCAAGAGCAAGTATGCTTTTCAATGGTGTAACATTTATCACTCCAGGTGCAGATGCTGTAACAGTTAAAAATGGATCAAGAATAGAATTTATAGATTGCTTTACATACTTCGCAAACAGAGGTTTGTATTTAGAACACTCATTAAACCAATACACGCCAACAGCAGGAAGTTATAATCCAGCAACTGGTGTAATGAGTTTGACTGTTGGCAATCACTCTATGAGAGTTGGAGAAACAATCACTATCGCCAACAACAGTTTAACTTTCACGTGTGCTATGGACGGTCATAACACAGATCACACTTACCCTAGATCAACAGATCCTTATTCAGGAAAAAAGATTACAATTACAGAAACAACTGCTACATCTATTACTTGTAACGTTGGTATATCGAGCAACACATCAGCACACACATTTAAAAGTGCTACTGCGAATGCAGTAACAGAAGGCACAATGAACGAAGCAAGAGTAATTGCTAGTGCCACAGTTTATGGTAATCAAGGTGTTGTAGCAGATGGTAATGGTTGTTTAGCATATTTGATAAGTCACAACTTTGCTTATGTTGGTTCAGGAAAAAACGTAGAAAATGATGTGGACACTATTGATCAAGCAAATGAAGTTGTAACAACAAATAATGCGAAAGTTCATTTTGTTAGCCAAGACCAAGGCGGAGATTTTAGAGTTGGTGATAATTTTATTGTCGACCTAGCAAAAGGTACAACATCAATAGCAGTCAATGAAGGTGACCTAGGTGCTTCAACTTTAACAATAGGTGTACAAGGTAAACAAACTCTTGTTGATGCTACTAAAATAGATGTACCTAATTTTAGAATTAAAGATAATAAAATTCAAACTTTAAATAATGGATTTACAATAAGTGCTGTTGGATCAAATAATATAAATTTAAATTCAAATGTTTTAATGCCTAATGTAGATGTTACAGGTAATGCTACAATTGGCGGATCAGGAATAAATTTTGGAAATGAAGCAGGTGACACTGTTGATTTTGCTATGGAGTTTGAACAAGATTTATTACCAACAAACAACACTCAAAGCAACATCGGTTCACAAACAAAAAATTGGAAAGCAACTAATTCATCAAGAATAACATTAGATAATATTGATATTCATAACAACATAATACAAACCACAGATACAAATTCACAATTAGAATTACGAGCCAATGGCACAGGTAAAGTGAATTTAGAAGATGTTAGTTTTAAAACAACAGTAACTTCATCACAAGGAGACGTAGCATTTAGTGGTGGAGCAACAAGCACAATTATAGACACAACAAGTCATATGTTGCTACCAACAGGAACGTCAGCACAAAATCCTAATCAAGGAAATGCTGTAAGATTTGATTCAAGTATAAATGAATTTGAATTATTTTCAACAGGTAAAATAGCACTGAATGGAATCAAAGATGGTGACCGAGACACTTATATTGATTTAAGCAATAATAAATTTACTTTTTACGCAGATAACACTTCTGTTGGTGAAATAGATGGTGCTGGAAATTTAATTGTTAATAAGTTTTCAAGTCAGGATCAATTTGCTATAGATGGCAACACAGTTACAGTGGGTACTGCTTCAAATCCTCAAGCAGGATTCACAGCAAATGGCACAGGTAAAGTTTTACTAGACACTGCTAATCTATCAGTATCTGCCGGTGTTATTGAAAACAGCGTGGTAGACGCAGATATCACTTTTACTGGTACAGGTGTAAAACAAAATAGAACAGTAACATTTGATTCAACAAATGGTTATGTAGGACCATTTGGAACAGGTGTACAAAGAGATGCCACAGTTCCTAGATTAGGAGCAATATGGTGGAATTCAGACAGTGGTCTTTTAGAAGTGTATGCTGGAGCAGTGGATGGTTGGGTGTCTTCGATTGGTGTACAATCAGTCACAGTAACAGACGAAATTGCTCAAGATCTCAACGTGGTATACAACCTCATATTAAACTAGTATAAATTAACCTTGTACACAATATAATACCGAAATACCGATAAATAATGTTAATGCAGGATCAGACCAGATCCAGCAGGACAAACCGTGGTTAACCGGCGAAGAACCTATGAACAACGTAGGGTGAAAACGAGGGTTAGTGGGACAAGATCCCCGTGCTGTAAAAGGAGAAACAATGGCTGTAGGTCGAATATCAGGTCAACTCTTGAAGTCCAACTTACTGCGTAATGGCGCAAATTTGGCTTTCGAGACAAACTTGTTATACATTGATGTAGTAAACAATAGGATTGGTGTTAAGACCGCTACTCCGGCATACCCCTTAGATGTAAATGGAACAGCACGTACAACAAATGCTGAAGTTACTGGACAAGTAGATGTAGGAAATATCACACTTACAGGTAACACAATTTCAACAACAGCATCTCAATTAAATTTTAACGCAGTAGATGGCATAATCTACAACAACGAAATTCACGTAGATGATCTTATAATCAGCAACAACAGAATACAAGCAACAGATACCAATCAAAACTTTGAAATTGTTACAAGTGGAACAGGTGTTGTAGACATTATAGGTAACACAGAAGTACAAGGAAATATTCACGCAACAGGAAATATTAGAGCAGACGGTAACATCACTATTGGTGATAATGATACAGATTCAATAACAATCAATGCTGATATTACTTCAGACATTATACCTGATGCTTCAAACACATACAAATTAGGTACAGCGGCAAAACGTTGGAACGAAGCATATGCCAACAACTTGACTGTGGATAACTTGGCACTGTCAGGAAACATAACAGTACAAGGACTAAACTTAACAGCACGTCCAGGAAAAGTAATATATGTGGCAACTAACGGTGATGATTCCAAATCAGGAACTCACCAAAATGATCCATATGCTACAATTGAACAAGCATTATCAGTGGCTGTTGCTGGAGACCATGTTTACATTTATCCAGGCACATACACAGAAGATTTTCCATTAACTATTCCAACAGGAGTTAGTATAAGAGGTGATGGACTTAGAGCAGTAAAAATTCAACCAAGCACGTTGACAAACAGCAATGACGCTTTTATATTAAACGGTGAAACAACTATTGAAGATTTAACTATTACAGGTTTTTATTACAACAGTTCAGCAAACACAGGACACGCATTTAGATTTAATCCATCAGGTAATGATGACTCATCTGGTTTCCAAGTTACATCAAGATCACCTTACATTAGAAATATCACAGTAATCACACAAGGTTCAGTAACCACAGCAACAGATCCAAGAGGATTTGGTTCTGCTGATGCTGGTAAAGGTGCTTTACTAGATGGTTCTGTGGCAACGCCAGCATCAAACGAAGCAAGTTGTTTGTTTCAAAATGCAACATTTATCACGCCAGGTGTAGATGCGATCACACTTACAAACGGTGTTAGAATAGAATGGCTGAACTCATTTACATATTTTGCGGCAAGAAGTATCTATGCTGTTGATGGCACAACTGGTAAGTCGGAAGATGGTAAGACACAACTTAAAGTGGCAGGATTTTCAGGCACACCTGTGGCGGCAGGACACGTAATATCTTATTATGACACAGACGGAGTTACACAATTAGCATCTGGAACAGTTGAATCTGTAGACAATGGCAAAATAATTATTGATGGTAAATCTACTGGATTTGCTATGCCACCAGAAACAACAGGAAAACAAATTACAGCCAATGGTGATGCTAAACTAGATACATCTGTTTACAAATTTGGACAATCAAGTTTACTTCTTGATGGCATAGGAGACAGTGCATCAATAGGAACAACAGCAGACTTTGGATTTGGCACAGGAGATTTTACAATAGAGTTTTGGGCATACCCAACAACACTTCAATCAACAACAGTATTTGATTTTAGAAATAACACATCAATAGAATATTCATTGATGTTGTATCTGACAAACAATGGACCTAAACTTTATGTGAACGGTGCAGATGTTATCATAGGAAGTCAAGGTTTTAACTTAAACACTTGGACACACTTCAGTTTAGTAAGAAGTAGCAATACCGTAACAATGTATGTCGCAGGACAAAACGTTGGTTCGGCTACTGTTGCCAATGATTTAGGAGCGGCGAAACCACTTGTAATGGGTAACAATTATGATGCCAACAACGGATTTATAGGAAACATAGATGACTTTATAATTTACAAAGGATCAGCAGTACGTTCAGGAAACTTTACTCCACCTACAACTGAAGCAATTGGAAACAACAGTACAGTATTAGTAAGTAGATTTAATGGACAAAATTTATCAACTACAATTTTAGATACAAACATTGCTCTTCAAGATATTAGATTTTCAACAGGCGCAACAGCAACAAACTTTACACTTGTTGATTATACAGACTTTGGAGCAGAAGTTAGATCAATAGCATCAGCATCAATCTACGGAACATTTGGTGCAGTAGGTGATGGTGTTGGTGTAAAAATGTATTTGATTTCACACAACTTTGCTTACATTGGAAATGATTATGAAGTAGACAACGATGCTACAACAGTGATTCAAGCCAATGAAGTTGTAACATCAAATGGTGCTAAAGTTTTCTATTCATCAGTTGACCATAAAGGTGATTTTAGAGTTGGTGATCAATTCCATGTTAATCAAGACACAGGTGAAGTAAACTTTACATCTGCTTCATTGAACATTGATGTGGATCAAGCATTAACATTTACATCAGGACCTAATGTTACAGTAATAGCAGGTGACAAAGTTGAAACAGGAAATGTACAAATTTCTGGAAATACAATTACAACAACTTCTGGAGATTTAAATTTAGATTCATTTAATAACCAAATTAATTTTATAGATGATGTAAACATAACAGGAAATTTAGATATAACTGGTGACATCACTATTGGCGGTAACGTTACTATCGGTGACGAGACAACAGATTCAATTAACATTACAGCAGGCATAGGTTCAGATATTATTCCTTCTCAAGATAACACTTACAATATTGGTTCAGCAACAAAAAGATGGAACACAATTTTTGCCAATGAAGCACAAATTGACAGTGTTAATATTACTAATAATGTAATTACATCTAACAACACAAATGCTGATTTAGATTTAAGAGCAAGTGGCACAGGTTCTGTAAAAGTTGAAAACTTCACAGTGTCTGGTGACACAATGACAAATGATACAGGAGACTTCATAGTTAATCCTGCTTCAGGTGTGTTCAGAGTTGACGGAACTGGTTCAGTAAGAATTCCTACAGGAACAAGTGCTCAAAGACCAGGTACACCATCAGCAGGTATGATGAGATATAACACAGATGATTCAGTATTTGAAGGATACAATGGTACAAACTGGTTGGCTTTATCTGGAGTTTATGACTTAGATAAAGACACATACATCACTGCTGAGGCTACACCAGGAGCAGATGATGACACATTAAGATTTTATGCTGGCGGAGTTTTGGTAGCCAATGTGAACCCAACTAGATTTGATGTCACATCATTACAGGTTGACGATATTACAATCAGTGGAAATACCCTTACAACCACTGGAACTGACCAAGATTTAATCCTAAATGCTCAAGGAAATGGTAGCATTAGAATTGAAGACTACAAATTTGAGGGAAATGCGATAACTAATATTATATCTAGTCCGATTGTATTAAAAACAACTGGAACGGGGTATATTGATGTGTCAGACTCGGGCGGTTTTGTGCTTCCAGTGGGAACAACAGCAAACAGACCGATTACACCTGTAACAGGTATGATACGTTACAACACCGCAGATCAACGTGTTGAATTATATGATGGAAACCAATGGGGTTCAATCGCAGGTTCATCAGGTGCTGTAAGTATTATTGACGCAACAGAAATAGCAGTGGAATACGCACTGTTTATGGGATAGGAAAAATATGGCAACAAATTTTAGAAACTCTGTAACAAAAAGTGTAGGAACTGTGACTACGGCTGTATATGAAGCCGCACCAGGATCATACACAACAATCATTGGAATGGTTTTAGCAAACTTGACAGAATCAGTTGTAGAAGCCAGTGTAACACTGACAGCAACTCCAGATTCAGTAACAGGATTTATTGTAAAAGATGTTTTGATTGCACCAAACTCTAGTTTGCGTGTGTTGAACTCAGGAGAAAAATTAATTGTGGCAAGTCAAAACAGTTTAAACGTAAAATCAAATATTAACGACTCACTTGATTGTGTGTTAAGTTATGTGGAGATAACATAAGATGTCAAATACAGTTGGTCAGGATACTTCAGTATATCTAGCAAATGGTATCAAAGACAGATACTTTTATGGATTACGAAGAACAGACGAAGGAACTTTATTCATTGGTAAAGTTGACCAATTGTCTGCAAACGATCCTGTATCAATTAATAATCCAGGAAACATAGATGACAACTTTAAAGATTTTGATCAAGGTTATGATTTTTACGAAGGAAGAGATTTGAATCACGCTAAACCTTTTCCAAATTTAAGATACGAACAATTTAGATGGGACGATGTTAATCTAAATTATTATATTAATTCAGAAGGCGAACTAGTTGTAAGAATAAACAGTAACGTTGGTGATGGAGAAATAACATATCCACAAACTGATGAATCTGTAACAGTTCAAACAACTGTGTTTACATTGGATAAAACAAATTACTTAATGGATAGTAATGAAATAACATTCGATAGAGGATAAAGTAGGAGGAAAAAACGAATGACACGACAACTTATAAACACTGGTATTATTCCAAATGACGGTCAAGGTGACTCGTTAAGGACTGCTGGTGGAAAAATGAATAACAATTTCGAGGAGTTGTATACGGCTCTTGGAAATGGCACAACTTTGACAGTTGTAAGTAATAATTTACTGACTGCCACAGGTGCAAACAAAATAACTTTTTTATATAACACTCTAGCAGAATTACCAGATGCGGGAACGTATCATGGAATGTTTGCTCATGTACACGGTGAGAATGCCTCCTACTACGCTCACGCAGGTGCTTGGGTAAAACTAGCAGATGCGAATAAATCTATCGGAATGTTTTCAGATGTTGACTTAACAGCAACACCAACCAACGGACAAGCATTAGTTTATGATTCAGGTTCACAAACTTGGAAACCAGGTGATGTTTCATCAGGTGGTGGCGGTGGCGGTGGTGCAACCACTTTTACTGGGTTAACAGATACTCCAGCAACATATGGCGGACTAGCAGGTGGCTTTTTACAAGTAAACGGCACAGGTGATGCTTTAACAATAGTTGCGGCATTTTCAATTGACAAGTTGTCAGATGTTGACACAACAACTACGTCTCCAACTTCAGGACAAGTTTTAAAATGGAATGGTACTAAATGGGTGCCAGCAGATGATTCAACATCAGGTGGCGGAGCCGCAGATGCTGGAACATTGGATGGTTTAGATAGTACATACTTCTTAAACTACAACAACTTGAACAACAAACCAACTATTCCAGCGGCGTTCACAGATTTATCAGACACTCCTTCAACACTTACAGGTGTAGGTGGAAGATTTGTTAAAGTAAACGCAGGTGGTACAGCATTAGAATTTGTAACTGACTCAGGTGGTGGAGCAAGTGCTCTTGATGACCTTTCAGATGTAACAATTACAAGTCCAGCACAAGGTGATGTGTTGTACTATGATGGTTCTGGTTGGGCTAAACAAAACGGTCCAACAATGAGATGGAGCATTGGAGCAAATGGTTCATCAGACTACACATTTAGTGGTCCTGGTTTCCCAACAACAACTAATGATCCAGTGTTATACTTGATGAGAGGACACACTTATATTTTCGTAAACGGCACAGGTGCTAGTCACCCATTTGAAATTAGAGTTTCAAACGGTGGATCAGAATACACATCAGGCATAACTGGTTCTAAAAACGGAACACAATTATTCACAGTACCAATGGATGCACCAAGCACATTGTATTATCAATGTACAATCCATTCAGGTATGGGTAACACAATCAACATAGTGAGTTAATAGATGGCACAGGTATTTGGTGTAGGCATAGACGAATTA